CGGTTAAAGATTACCCATTCAGACGCACGTTTGATGGTGATGACGTTATTTATTTTGAGTATGCAAACGAAAATCTAACGAAATTGATTGATAGCTTGTTTAAAGATTACGGTGAGTTGTTTGGAAGAATGATGGAATTCGAAAAACGCCAAGGACAAATTAGGGCAACAGTAGATGTAGAGCAAAACACTTTAAAAGATGATAAATCATTAGCTAAGTTGCAAAGATTTATTGATCGGATTTACGAATCAATTCGAACAAGATCAATCTCTATCGTTCCACAGCAAAAGGGTTTCGTTTACAAAGAACATGCTGCTGGCTCATCTTCCGCAAGTGTCGAGGAAATAAACAAGTTAACAAATGGATTTTTAGATCAAGTGGCAAGGGCTCTTGGTATCCCTCCTTCTTTTGCTAGAGGCGATATAGCAGATGCAGAAAAACAAACAAAAAATTTCATGACTTTTTGTGTTGATCCAATACTTAAAAAAATTATCGATGAATTAACCGCAAAGACCATCGAAAAGAAAGATTATTTAAACGGTAAAAGAATGGACGTGAGACGAATATCTTACATGACCGCATTTGAATTAGCGGCAGCTGTTGATAAATTACGCTCATCATCTGTTATGAACGGTCACGAATTACGTGATGAATTAGGATTAGAGTATTCTGACGATCCGATACACGACATCTATGTAATGACCAAGAACTTTGAATCTAGTGAAGAAGCTATTAAAGGAGGTGAAAATTAATGCCGAGACGTTTTAAAAATGAGAAATATAATAGCTTGCCATCCATTGAAAAAGTATTTAAAGCAGAAGCCACCAGTGAGGATGTTACTAAGTTAACCATTTATGGTGATATTGGTGATTCTTGGTGGGGTGAATCTATTAGCGCCACGGCCGTGGAAAAAGCAATAAAAGATGTGACAACCAAAATTATTGAGGTCCACATTAACAGTTTTGGTGGAGATGCTTTTGACGGAATAACCATTTATAGACAGCTTAAAGACCACCAAGCAGACATTGAGATACACGTTGACGGACTTGCAGCGAGTGCAGCATCTATCATTGCAATGGCTGGCGATAAAGTTATTATGAACACCGGATCAATGATGATGATACATGAGGCTGCAACAATGGCATGGGGGACGAAAACGGAGATTAAAAAGACCGTGAACGCACTTGAAGGATTAGATGAATCTCTTGCGGATATATACATGACGCGCTTTAACGGAGAACAATCAGAAATTGATGACATCATGCTAGCTGAGACTTGGCTGACGGCTAGAGAAGCCATTGAAAAAGGTTTTGCAGACAAGATTGAAGTGGAAGAAATACCAGATGATGATGACGTCACGAATGAAACAGAAAAATTAAAAGCGATGATTGATGAAATGAAAAATGAGATTGCCGCAATTAAAAATAGCGCTAAACCTAAAGAGCCTACTCCTGATCCTGCACCTAAGCAGAATTTAAGTAGTCTCTTTTTAAATCTAAAATAAAAAGGAGTTTTGAAAATGCCAATTAAATTTACAGGTTTTGAAACAGAGAAAGCAAATTTTGCAAAAGCAACACAAGAAGGCACACCAGAAGAACAGGCAACAGCGTTAAATAACATGCTTGAAGCTTTAGCTAAAGATGTTCGAGGAGGGATTTTAGCAGATGTAAACAGTGGTATGACTGACACGTCTGTTTTGCAGAGCCGTGGCGCTAACGTTTTAACGACAGAAGAAACAAAATTCTTTAACGTTGTTATTGAAGAAGGTGGATTTAAAGATACTGACACACTCCCTAAGACTACTCAGGATCGTATATTTGATGACTTAGTGGAAGCTCACCCGTTGCTCCAACAACTAGGCATCCAGAACCTTGGTGCAGTTACAGAGTTTATTTACAGTGATGCAGAAGGAATGGCAGTATGGGGCCCTATTTTCGGAGACATTAAAGGTCAGTTAAATGCAGCATTCCGCAAAGAATCTATTAATCAACTGAAATTAACCGCATTCGTTCCAATTGCAAATGATATGTTAACACTCGGACCTGCATGGGTAGAACGTTATGTACGCACAATGATCTCAGAAGCAATGGCCGTCGGACTTGAACGTGGCTATGTTGCAGGTCGTGGTTCGACTCAAAATGAACCTGTAGGATTACTTAAAAATGTAAATAGTGAGACTGGCGCAGTTAGTGATAAAGTTTCTACTGGAACACTTACTTTTGAGCCTGGGAAAGTAGTTATCAATGAAATGAGAGATGTTGTAAAAGGATTATCCATTCGTACTGTTGGCGAAGAGAAAAAGATCCGTAAGGTCGCTAGTAAAATTGTTATGGTAGTCAATCCGTTTGATAGCTTTGACATTCAAGCAAAGGCTACAACACAAAATGCTGCTGGTGTATATGTTACCAACATGCCTTTTAACCCAATTATCGAAGAGTCTTCTTTTATTCCAGAAGGGAAAGTTTTATTCTTCGTTAAAGACGAATACATTGCGGCTGTTGGTGGCGCGGTTAACATGAAGAAGTTTGACCAGACTCTAGCTATGGAAGATGCAACACTTTACATTGCTAAACAGTTTGCAACTGGTAAGCCTAAAGATAACGACGCAGCTAAACTTTATACGTTGGAATTGAATGAGCCTGAAGGAGCATAATGGGAGGTGATCTCAAATGATCACAATAACGACTGATCAATTAGAACAATTTAAACAAAGAATGCATATCACTCATAGCGCAGAGGACGACAATCTTAAACGGTTGTTGTCCTTTTCTGTTGCTAGCCTCCATTCAAGTTGTGGAGAGTTTGATATGGAAACAAATGAAACGGCTAAAGAGTTAGTGTTTGAACGCGCACGGTACTCTTACAACGATGCAATAGAATACTTTGAAGATAACTTTTTAAGTGAGATTAATAGTCTATCTTTTGATCTCTTGCCGGATGAGGTGGAAGAAGATGCAGAAGTTTGAGTATAAGCCACCAAGAGTTAATACAGGTGATCTAAGGACTCCTGTTAACTTCTGGTCTTTTAAACCTAACGAGGGACCAATGCCAGGCGAAGGCAAAGACGAAATAGTCTTTACTGCATGGGCAAAGATTGATCAAGTTTGGATGAAAGACCTGGAACTCGCTAAATCAAACGGAACGTTATCAGATGTAACGATTATTATGAGGGATCCGCAAGCTGAATTTATCCCGACGAATAAACACTACATCGAGATTGATGCTCCTGAGTTTAAAGGCATTAAGTATAACGTCAAACATGTGCAACCTGACCTTCAGAATAAGCAATTTATAAACGTTGTTGCAGAGGTGAGATCATGAGTGTAAAAGTTACAGGGTTGAACGAATTGTTGGCAGGGTTAGAAAATAAATACGGCAATAAAAACATGCAAGCGGTGATAGATCGTGCCTTGGTAAAAGGTGGACAAGTATTTAAAAGTGAACTTGAAAAAGAGTTTAACTCCTTTAAAGATAAAGGTGGTTCGATAGAGGAAATAAACGTTTCTTCTCCAATGACTATGAGCGGTGTAAGAACCATCAAGGTTAGTTGGAAAGGACCTAAAGGGCGTTACAGGATCATCCATTTAAACGAGTTTGGAACTGTTAAGAATCCTAATCCTAAAGGTAAAGGCGCTATCGCTAGAGCCATGAGAAACGCAGAGGACGCTTATAGGCGAGTTGTAAAAGAAGAACTTGGGAGGGGCTAATCATGATATGGAAAATCTATGAAAAATTGATAGCCGATCCTTTAATCTCTCATCATGCGACAGGTCGTATTAAGTTTTACGAGTATCCAGCTACGGGAGATTTTAGCAGGCTTTACATTATCATTGATCCTCTTGACGTCCCTAAACCAAGTGACTTTGCTGATAACAAATGGTTGACGAATGATTATCTATATCAAATTGATGTTTGGAGCAATAATCTCGCTATCACTGAAGCAGTAGCAAAAAAGATCCAGCAGATTATGTGGGATGAATTAAACTTTGGTCAAACTGGTGGCATGGACGAATACGATGAGGATTTTAAAATCTATCGTGATGCCAGGAGATATAGAGGCAAGGCTTACGTAGAGGGAATTTAAAATTATAAGAGGAGTGAATAGAATGTCGGAAAAAAATTATAAAGCGACAACAGGCGTAGATGAATTTCATTACGGAGAGTTAGATAGTACAGATGTTGTATTAGACGTTCCAGAGAGAGTAAAGTTTTTACAAAATATCACGGTAGAAATGCCACAAGAAGCAGTAAGAGCTTATGGAGATAACAAAACTGCTGAAATCGCTATTGCTGCAGGTGACATCACAGTTAACTCATCCTTCCACACGTTGCCGATCGAAGACAAAGCAAGATTACTGGGGCTTGAAAAAGTAAACGGGATCTATTCTCACGGTTCTGAAGATCAACCACCTTACGTTGCAGCGGCATTTTCTAAAACGTATGAAGACGGATCGACAGAGTGGGTCGGACTAACTAAAGGGATGTTCTTGCGCCCTAACAAGACAGGTCAGACAAAAACATCAGGTGTCGAATTTACAAGCGAAGAAATTTCAGCGCAATTTATGGATCGCAAAGTAGAAGGGTTTACAAAAGAAAAATCAGTCCTCTTTGCACGAGATGAAAAAGGGTCAACGACAAATCGCGACGAGTTATTTACTTTAGTTTTCGGACAACCGCATCCTAATTTCGAACCAGAAGGAGTGTAATAGATTATGAAATATAATGTCATTCGTGATTTTAAAGATTTAAAAGACAAAAACAAAATATATAAACGTGGCGATAGTTACCCGAAGCCAGCGAACAAGAAAGTTTCTGACGAAAGAATTAAACAATTAACAACTAAAAACAACAAGCAAGGTAGACCCGTTATTGAAGCAATCGAAGAAGAGCAGGAGTAAAACCCTGCTTTTTTTATTTATCTTATAAACTTTAAAACGAGAAGGAGTTTTTTGAATGGCTAATTTAAAACGTAATATGATCGAGTTAATAAAGAATATTGACGAAGTGGAAAAAGGCGGAGAACCGGTAATGGAAAAGTTTTGGACTCCACTATTTATCCCATTTTCCAAAGTTCGTGATGCTTTGCAAATGCAAATGGAAATAGAAAATAACAAAAAATTAACGGAACTAGACACAATGGATAAACTATCTGAATTTGTAGCAAAAGATATTTATAATAACCAGTTTACGAAAGAAGATTTATATACCAGGTTACACGCACCAGATGCAGTTAATGCCTTACAAAGTCAGTTAATGTTTGTGGCACAGGGGGACCAAACTGATGAAACAAAAAAGTTCCTGGCGAAGAAGGGTTAACATCTGAGGATTTCACGACAGAAAAACAAATAGAATACATGGATAAGATGATCGTGGACTTGATGAAAAACGGGAAAGACATCAACGAACTTTTAGATATGCCTTTTTATTATGTAATCGAAATATTACGAGAAGGAAATAAACCAAAGCAAGAAAGATCCTTGATCGCTACATTTGGCGGATAAGGATTTTTTATTATGTCTAAAAGAAAGGAGGGAACACGATGTCAGAAACCATAAAAGGTTTAAGTATTGGGTTGGATTTAGACTCAATGAAAGTCGAACGTGGATTAACAGGATTAAAAGATCGATTAAAAACCGTTAACTCTGAAATGCGAAACAATATGTCATCTTTTGACCGAAGCGAAAGAAGCATCGGAAAGTACGAAAAAAGCTTAGAAGGTGCAAATAAGAAACTCGAGGTTCAAAAGAAAATAACAGAAGAAGCCGAAAAAACGCAAAAGCAAATGGTTGAGCAATTTGGTGAAGGATCTAAAGAAGCAGAAAAGGCAACGCAAGAATATAACAAGCAATCTG